ATTGTACGCCTCGCCACTGCGTATGAAGCGTGAGCGTTCCGCTAGAGTTACAAAGATTGAGGCCCTATGAGTTGCTGGTCGTTGAATCTCGCCCGTACATCGGCGTTCTGACGTTTGCCGCCGTTACGTCGGCAAAATTTGGCCTACACACACAGAAAAACGTGGCGTATCCCGTCAAAGACGCGGACCCCAGCCCTGTCGCCATCGCGTCGTTTGCGCCATCGAAAGTCAGCGCCGCTTTCCCGCCGATTACGCCGTCGTAGGCTGGTCGATTGTTGGCCGTTGTCTGGGTCGCGTGCCGCCCGTTGCCGCTCTTGTCGTTCCACTGGCTCGCCGCGCCGCTAACAGTCGTCACAGACGAAGCGTCGGCAGCGTCCAGCCAGAGTTGCAGGCCCGCTATCGTCTTCGGGCTAAAGCCGCCTGATGCTCTCGGCCTCAACAGTCTCGGGCTCATTGGGCACATGGAATGACGCTCTGGTGATGTAGGGTCAGCGGCTACGGATCGCCAGTATGAACACGGCGATCACGAGCATTGACAGGATGATGTGTTCAAACATGGCTAACCCTTCACCGACACCGTCATGGCGCAGGTGGTGGCACCGACGACGACTGGGGCGACGTAGGCAAATCCGAAACAGGCATCTGGGATTGGGTGGGCGCCCACGGTCACGGCAGTTGTCAGGGCAGAACCATCAGCATAGATCCTGACAGGAGTGTCTTCGGCACCAGCGGAAACGTGCCAGTTGATCTGGGTGGCACCGTTGGTGTTCCCGATAAGGACGCCGCCGCCGGCATACCGACCAAACGGAAATCGCGGAGTGGTGGTAGCCGCAGAAGACCCGGCCGTGATGGTGGCCCCAGTGGAGAAACGCTCAATACCGCTCATGTTCGCCCTTTCGCTTTGTAGGCATGTTTGTCGATGAATCGCTCCCGCACTTCCCCAGCCTTGGCGCCAGGGTTCTTGCGGAGTTCCTTCCTGACTTCTTCGGCCACGATTTTTTCGTTGATCAGCTTCCGCTTCGGGGCGGCAGGGCCGGGGTCATAATTCACTGTCCCCGATACCGCGAGCCGGCGCTTTTTGGCCACTCGCAGGACATCGTCGTTGGACGAGACCCATGCCTCCGGGTCTTGCCAACGACGCTTGTCGGCCAGACCGCCGCAGTAGTATTTACCGGAGATGTTGATCCCGGCTGCCTTGGCTTCTTTGACCATCCACTTGGCGGATTCGGCGGGCATGTCGTTCAACTGCTGGTTGTTCATGCGGCCCTGCATAAACGCCCGGTCGGAGCCTTTGGTCCCGGGAGCGATCTGAAGAGCGCACATTTCCGCGAACCGCTCCCCATACTGAAGGGCGTTCTTGTAGACCTCCACAGCCTCTCGGCCGCGATCACTGATTTGCTGGGGGATTTGCATTGGGTTGTGGCGGTCCTGGTGGGGATTGCGGGGGCTGTCCTGGGGGCGGAGGCGGAATCATGTAGCGAGCGACATCGACTTGCATGGCCTTGCCCCAGTCTTCCAAGAGAGCGTTGAAGAGTTCCGGCCTGCCGGCCTGGAGCAATCCCTGGGAGATGGGTGCGAGGATCTGCATGGCGTTGGTGATGTTTTCGATGCGGGTCGCGATGTTGGGCTTTCGCGCGCTGCCCGCCTCAACACGGTATGAGTATTCGCGGACGATGCTGTCCGGGTTCTCTCCCTGAACGTGCATGCCCCATGCCTGTGCGGCCATCGGTCCCAGGAGCGGTTCGACATCCTGGGGATAGATCAACCATCGCGCACACAGGGCTTCCTTGCGGGCGACCTCCGAGAGAGCGTCTTCCAGGATCGAAGCGTAGTCGTCCGGCCGTACCGAAATCTGTTCCGCCTTCACCTGTGCTTCTGCGGCTGACCGGAACTGATTCCTGGTCATTCCGTAAACTAGCTCAGTCAGACCCACTCTGCGATCAAAGAGCGCCGTGACCTCTGCGATAATTTGGTACATGTCCTGGGTCACCCCGGGCATGTTGAAGACCGAGATCACATCGTTGACCGACCGGCCAACGGCTTCGGAGATTTCGACAATGTTGAAGCCCTTCTCAGACTTCTCCAGGATCTTCGACTTCAGGTCTTGGTCCGCAGCCTTTGATACGCCGATCAGCGTCTGCGATGAGGTCGCCACGCGGGTCGCAAGGAAGCTCATCGCCCAATTAATAAATCGCAATTCCCCGATAGCGGGACGGATCAAAGAGACCGGCCATGAGTATCCAGGTTTGCCGTGCCATGCGAGCAAGGTGAACGGCCAGCCGCCCGGTTCTGCCCAGAATGGAATCGGCCATTGGCAGGCCATGAACATTTGCTGAGACACGCCTGTTTCGTCTACCGGCTCCTGGAGCATGGGGAGCGGCATGTTCAGTGGAAACTCAACGCCTTCTGCCACAGCGAGGTAGCAGTTGGGGCCCATGGCGTCGAACTTGCCACGGAGGTCTTTGTCGGCGTCCTTCAGCCGGTCACCGAAGCCGGTCTTAGAATAAATCTCCCAGTAGCAGACGATGTCGTTCGTCTGGCCGTTGCGGCGCTTGTTCTCATAGCCGCGTTCCTTCTCGTCCGACCTGGAGGCATACGATTCCAGGTGGCCCTTCAGATCGTCACGGGACAAGCCAAACTTCGCCGCCACTTCATCGATGGGCTGAATACGCTTGCGGGCACACCAGCGGATGTCCTCAAACTCATCGGCATCCGGATCCCAGACGAGGTTGTCCACTGAGTCGTAGAAGGAGCCGGCGAACTTCACTGCACTTCCAGGAGGGGAGTACAGTTCGTGCCACCACACACCAGCGCCTTTGATGAACGCCTCTTCCACAACCTTCCTGGAATGCTGCTTCAAATTCAGTTCGTTGGGCGTGTAGTTCAGATACTGTTCCAGGAGCGCAGCGATGATCTTGCGACGTTCGTAGTTGAACTGCTGCTGCTGCATTCCCTGCTGATAGGCCATCATCCCTTGGTCAGGCATCATCACCGGCTGGCCATCCGGACCCATTACAGGACCGTTGGGCCCCATCTGCGGAACCGGAGGCTGCGGGAAGATCCCCAGGAGTGGCGCCGGGACGATGGGGTAGTCCTTCGGCGTCACTGCCCGGGTGGGATTCCGGTGATGGATGACCGACGTAAAGAGGCGAACGGCCTCCCAGACGCGGTTCACGCAGATTCGCACGGCGGGAAGATCAATCCCCTTGGCATAGGCACGGGCCTGTTCAGGGCCCCACATGGCCTCCGGATCGGAGGCGTAGAACCCCAACGCTTCCTTCGCATCGTCACTGAAAGGTCGCTTATGGGTCTGCGCCAACTTTATCAGCTTTAACCAGCCGGCAGTGATTGGCGCAAGTGGATTATCAGTACTCATCCGACCACCTTCCAGGACTCGCCGCGATGCAGCATCGCCTCTAGTAGCTCTACGCGCTTTTGCAAGGCCCACACCTTGCGGTTGTGGTCAGCGTGCAGTTTCTGGTGTTTGCCACTTTGGACAACAACAAGGTTTTCCCATCGATTGTCGTCCTTAATGCCGTTCAAATGATGCACTTCTTCCTTGCGGCCAAGCATGCGGCGAAGATGCTCTGAGGCCACAAGGCGATGCTCCAATACGTAGCCGGCCTTGCTTGCCATTGGATGACTTGGGGCATGCACCATCACGTACCCCTGGACGGTGCGAGGACGGCCACCGCTCCACCTGGGGGCACATTCCCCCTTCCGATTCTTTGTAGAAGAGCCGCGAGATCGCAGCCCAACCCGTGCCGCCAGCCTGCGGCGGACTGTTGTTTGGCTGCACCTAAACTGCGAGGCTACTTCTGCGGTGGACTTTTCGTCGCGCCAATATGCCAAAGCCATCTCGTCTGCCGGCAGGCGGATTCGCTCGCCGCCAATCCGGAGAGCGAATCCCGCCTTGCGCAAATGCTGCCCAACCGTCTTTCCTGTGCCGAGCCCCAGGCTTTTTGCGATGCCTTCACACGTACGACCTTCGTCAAAATACATGCGGCGCAGGTCTTCGGTGCAGTAATTCAGTCGGCTGGGCATTGAACGCTCCTACTTCTTAGTGTCCTTTTCCGCCCGCTTCTCCAGCATGGCGACACGTTCCGAGAGGATGGCAAGCTGCCCGGCCGGCTTGTGCTGCCAAAAACCGTAGGACTTCCACGCCGGGAACTCATTCACGCCCGGGTCATCGACATGGTGGACGGACGCCTTCTCCGTCCCGCCGTAGC